GGATAAGGTACCTATCTAGGGGAAATACCCTATTTAGGCGACTGGTCCAGGTGCGCTGATTGTACTTTCCATTACTGGAAAGACGATCAGCAGTAACACCAGGGCCATGCTTAGGGAGAAGTTGACCGTAATAGACATCTCTGTCTATTTGGGAAAACAACTCACTAAAAAGCAAAGCTGACATAGATTGGAACTCAATGAGATCTCTCTCAGAAAGTTCCGAGTCAACTTGACGTACGTCCTGCTCACACTCAATGTACCCACGCATCGCTTTTCTGACCCTTGCATCACTGCAGGGGAAAGAAATCTTGCTAAATGTCAGTGTTAACTGACGAATAGCATGAATAGATGCGACACATGGATCATCGAGCAACGTGCCGCTGCACCGGTCGAACACACGGTTGAAGAAGCCTCCGAGAAATCGGGGGCAACTTCTCCCTCTTCCCTGTGAAGGGAAGTTGGGATGGATACCGACCTCACCTTGGTCAATCCACTTTTGGGTGGCTTTTCCAAGGCTTGGTAGGGTTATCGTTAGAAACGATAACCCCTCATGTTCGATCCGCCTCTTGACCGTATTAATGTCAAGAGTGGCGCTAGTGCAGCATAAGATGGCCGAATCCTCAGCCATCTTGGACCAGAGTGACATCAGGCTTTTCAAAGCACCTCCTAACAGAGGTTGACTTTCCTTAGCCTATGTCATATCACAATTATTCCCGGTACACACCCCGAAGGGTGTGTACCACAAACCTCCCGGTTTGTATTGACGGGAATAATGACCACAAGGAGTGCAATGCCTTCATGGCACTACACAGAAGAAAACGCTTCTACAGCGGCGTATAGCCAAAGATTTTGGCAATGGCGTCCGCGTAGAAATAGGCGACTTGGAGGAGAGTGGCAACCAGAAGAGTCAGGGCTTTATACCCTATCTCAACATGGAAAACCAATCCCTCTCGGTCGCTTGTGTTTTCTTCTCCACGCTGTTCAAGATCAGTTCTCAGTGGACCATCGAGTCTTTCGACTCTAGGTACATTGACTCTGATCCGAGCAGCGGTTCCTTTACGACTCACCAGCAATCAATTTGGTGATGAGCGCATCGGAGCTGGCCGCGAACTGGGTCTTAAACCCAGTATACACAGCAAGTTGCTCGGCAGCCGTATATCCGACTGGAGGAACATCAAAGACGATGTAACAAGACATCGACACTTTGACATTCTCCGCCGGAATAAACGGATCTGCCGTCAGCTTCGAGTGGTTGATCCTGAGCAGATGCCTTAAACGCTTCCCACTATCGTGAGAAGCAAGCATCTGAATCAGGCCATCCGCACTCTGATAGACGGTCTCGTCTCCTTCCGTACTAATACGGGGGAGGGAGGTCGTCACAGCAGAGATTGTGACGGTCTGTGGATCGGTGAATGCCATTAGCATCACTCCTAGGACTCGAGTTTTTATGTCGAGCCCCTTGGCTCAACATAGGGCAGGTCATCTTCAGAAAACCCTAGTAATACCCAGGGCAGCTGAAATGGCCAATTGGCGCGGAGATAACCCATTCCAGGTTACCTCGAACCCAAACGGCGTCGCTTTCACTCTACGCTTAGTTTCGATATAAGCGCTTACGGGTGAAGCGAAGCAGGTACCGTACGGTTTATACCGACAAGTACCAGCTAAAGAGTAGGTCACTTCCTGGAACGTATGTTCCATGATGTAACCCCACTTCATCGCCAAACCGTCGACGGCCCAATCCGAGAGATTCGAAATGACATCTCCCGCATTGGAAAACCAATCGACAGCCCAAGTCCATGGCGCAGCGTTCCAGACAGTTTCTGGCGTAAGCTCGATCCCCAAAAGGGGTCCAGCCTTAGCCGCCGCCGACACCAACTGGTTACGGCTATTATAGCCGACCGGTAGGTGATAGGTGAAGGCACCAGAAAACCAAGTCCTACGATAGGTCTTGGTTGTCTTATGGAGCACTGGCATGGGCTTTGAGAAGTCGAGGAGGTTGAAAGTCTGGATGGCGAATGAAAAACCATCTGACGGTCCAACCACCTCGTCCAACTCGGTCTTCTCTACTGGAAACTCATAGCGTCGCCGCACTATCTTGCCCGAATTACGTTCATAAGCTGATAAAAGCCTATGCGCGTTAGCGGCTGCGTAACTTGCGTCACGCACGTCGCTGACAAGCGGCTTCCAGCCAAACTCAGAATTCAAGAATTCCGATCCGCTACCTTTAGCGAGATTGGTTTTCTCTTTCCACAACGAAGCACCCGTCAAAGACGGGAGCCCAGAAGTGGCAAGTTCTGAGAGATCAGTGGCCAGATTGGCGACATTGTTGGTAGGCTTACACATAGCGATCGCATGTGTTCCAAGTGGCTCTAAATTTTGCATTAGAGTACCAATTGGAATAGCGACCGTACGTGGGTCAATGGCATAAATGGGTCCCCGATATTCATCGGAGATCCAAGAGCCAAAAGACTCTCCTCCACCATAAGACAACTGCTTATTACCATTTCTGGCAAGAGCAGTGCTTTTGGTAGAGAAAAA